CCCATCACTAAAGATAGGACGGCAGACCAAGCGGTGTTTATATCTAACAATTCCATGCCCTCAATGCTTTATTGATCCGTGAATCTGGATCGTTGGCTGTCTTGGCAGAGGTTAGCTTCTTCTTCAAGCCACTCATCCTTGCACAAAAGGAGTCGCGCCGTGAGCCGCCTTCCGGCTGGGGAGGTTTCAAGTTCATACCTTGCGCTTTCGCGGAGGCCCGACCCTTGGCGTTCAAGCCGCCCTTCTCGGATTTGCCCTCTTTCCTCTGCCATGCTGGTGACTTAGCCATAGTAAATGTTCGCAGAAGTTATGTTAGACATGCTTAAGTAGATGCCGTTTCTAACCAGTATCCCTTCTCCGGGAATCAACGCAAAATTACCAAACAAGTCACCTGCGCCAATGTCATAACTAGCAAGCCATAAAGATGCGTATGCGGCTACTGTTCCGCCAGCAATGTTGCCAGAGTTAATGTCTGTAACTGTGAAGGTATCTGCGCCTGTGCGTGTAATTGTGTAGTTACCGTTTGTGCCAGATGAACCGCTTGCTGTCGCAAAAGTCAATCCAACTACGTTGCCGGTAACCAAACCGTGGGCCACCTTGGTAACAGTAATAACCGCAGCAGTTCTTGAATACGTTGCAGCAACGGGTGCTGTAGTTGTATCAAAAATGTCTAGCGTTCCAGCCGTAGCTGTACCAACTATAGAAACAGCTTTGAGCCTGTTGCGCCCCAAAACAACAAAACCTGAGTTGTTAAGGTGGCCCGATTTAACGTCTGTTTGCATCATAATCAATCTCCTTTAAAAAAGGGGCCGAAGCCCCTTGGGTTGATTAGGAATCTGCAAATGGTGTGGCAACAATGCCAGAACCAATAACGTTTCCAGTCACCATGTACTTGTCAGCAGCAACTGCAACAATTTGAATCCATGTGCCAGCAACACCGCCGGTAGTTGTACCGTTCAAATTGATGAAGTCATTGGAAGAACCGTTGGCAGTAAAGCCAACAACTGCGCCAGATGAGTCTGAATCAACAGAAATCACAGTACCAACGTACACATCGCTAGAACCAGAAGTTGTACCAATCTTCAAAGAATTTGTAGAAATGGTAGTAGGAACCCAGATCGTGTAAACAACGCCTTCGTTGTTAACTGTGCTTGGGTCTTGGCCGGGGCCAGATGTTGTAGAGTTTGCTGAAACGTTGATTGCTGGCAAAGTCAATGTCAGTGCAGCAGCCAAAGAACCGCCAACAGCGATGATACGACCGCCGTGAGCTTCTGGGCTTAATGTAGTGCTTGTTGTGATGTCAACAACAGTAGCTGGGCCTTGTTGATAAATGCCGCCCAATGAACGAACTGGGCCTTGAAACGTAGTACGTGCCATGATGTATTCCTTACATACAAGTTAAGTGCATCAGTCTGTATGTCGTCAGCCGGGACTGTCTAATGCACCGGATAAGCCCGGATTAACATGTTTATACCACTCTGTTTAAACCAATGCAACAAAAAAAGGGGCCGAAGCCCCTTTCTTTTTTTTCCTATTAGGCTCCGGGTGAACCGAAGATGCCCAAAGGATCAGATACGCCGAAGCTGTAACGCTCACGGGCTTTGTAACGGACGTTGCCGGTATCAAAGTCACCGTCCATGCCTGTAGACATGGGGGTACGTACAAAATGCTTCAAACCGTTAGGCACATCTGTACACAGGAACCAAGCATTTGGATCTGTCAGATAGTGGTTGACGGTATAACCTTCAGGGATTGAACCGTTATTCTTCAATGCGTTAATGTCATTGTCGGCTGTAGAAACACGGAGTTCGGTTTCAAGCAAACGTGTAGACACGAACATCAAAGCAGGCGGAACAATCAACTTTCTAGGTTTAGCAGCAATCAGCAAACCACGCTCGTCTGTCCAAGCAGCGATCTGAATAACGGCATTCTCAAGAGAAGTCTCATTCAAATCGGAAGGAGTAGCGGGAGTGTTACTGTTAGTGCCACCAGAAACCAAGGGGTGAGCGGTAGAGCAAAGCACCACGCCGTCGCCGTATGTTGGGCCGCCAGTGAAGGCGTTGTTCAACACAAAAGCGGCTTTAACCTGCTTGGTGTAAGCCATACCACGGGCCAAAGCCTTGGTATAACGTGAAGACAAGCTGTCATACAAGTTATCTTCCACAGCTTCCTCTGTGATGGAGAAGCCCATCGCAATGGTTTCGTGGGTGTAACGTGCAGTGAATGCTTCCTGTGCATTGTCATAAGCGATGGCAGCGCCCTCGTTTTTGACTGGTGCAGCAGCAAAGCCTGACAGTTTTGTCTCTTCTTCAAAAGAACGCTCAGAAGTCTCTGTTTCGTAGATTTCTTTGTGCTCTTCGCCGTAGCGTGCATACTCAAGACCGAACAAAGCGTTCAGGCCGGGGAGCAACTCTTTAAGTAGTTGTGCGCGTGAAATAGCCATGATTTAGCTCCTTAGATGCCAACGGCGTTAGTGAAAGCAGAAGCGCCGGGATTGAACTTAACAAACACTTCAGTGAAGCTGTCAGTCAATGGAGAGGCGAAACCAATGATTTTGAACGCAGCGGCAGTCGTTACAACTGTGCTCTCCAAGGCGCTGGTAGAGTTACCTGTACGGGTAGAACCTGTAGAAGTAGACTGTGCAGCAGCAAAGAAGGTGTTTGCGCCAAGAGCGGCTTGAGTAACTTGACCATCCAATTGAGCTTGGAAAGTAACGTTAGGGTCAGTGATCACGTATGCAGTCACCACGCCGGTTGTGCCGGAGGGATAGTACTGGCCGTAAATCTGTTGACCTTGTGAGTTGATGTAGGATGCACCAACAAAAACACCCCAAGCACCCATACTGTCGCCACCAAGGTTGTTGGTAGTTAAGTCTGCGCCGGTGGCGGTGGACAAAGCGATATAACCGTTAGCATTGATAAGAACAGCTTGTCCGTAGAACAAGTTGGAATTAAGGCCTGCTGGGTCAATCAAGAACTGACTCGTAGCACCGGCATAAGGCATACCGTCGTTACGATTGATGGGACGTAGCCCATAAGGAGCATTGGTAGTTGACATTTAAGTCTCCAAAAAATTTAATTACCGTCTTCCGAAAGTTACCTCAGAGCTTCGTTCTTTGAACAAAGGCATCTTAGGATGACTTTCGCGCATGTAGGTGTTGTCTACTGACTGCATCTGCCCATCAGAAATTTTCTGGTAGTGGGCGTTCCGCTGTTCAACAAACTCAGAAGGGGTCTTGCAAAGCAACAGTCCACCAATTTCAATTCCATCTGGAAAGCGACCGTTAGGGTTGGTTAACAGTTGGAGTTTGGGTTGATCTGAGGCTTTAACAGGCTCCCAACCTTCGCGTAATTTGGAGGAAATATTTGACGGATCAGGATTGTTTAAATTAGCAAGGCGAATCCACCGGAAATTCCAACCAGCTTCTGGTTCGGGATCTGGCAGCAACGAAGCGGGCATCCATTTCGAAGGACGCTCAAAACTTGCACGGGACTCTGTAGCTCTTTTTTCACGAATTTGTTCAGCCATTTTCTTTCCTTCTTAATATCGCAACCTCACGAGCATAGCGTTCCAGAGGAAGGCCTAGCCGCTTGGCAATAGCCACTTCTGATGCAGACAACGTGATCTTTTTAGGAGCCACGCTGCGTGTCGCAGAAGCAACAACGTTTGATTTCCTACGCTGCGTCGTATCAGCGGGTTCCGCAGATTCAAACTTATCTGGAAACACTTGACGCACTCTACCGTTGATGCGTCTGTAGTATTCGTCACTCTGAGGATCTAAACCCTCGTCGTTAACCAGCTTTTCATGCACCGCCAGAGCGAATCCGGTCATTTCCTTGTCAGTACCAAACCATTTATTGGCTTGTTGCCATTCAACAGCTTTAGTATCAACGCGAGGTGCTTGCTGATATGCGGGTTGTACAACAGTTTTTTCTTCCTGTAAAGGGGTAGGCTTAAAATTGTTTACACGCTCTGCCTTCATCTTGGCAGTGGTTAAGTCCTCTTGAGCCTGTACAAGGGCATCTGCGTCTCCTGACTCATATGCTGATTTGTAGCGGCGCTTGGCTTCTTCAACCTCTTGCGAAACAACTTTTTTAGCCTGCTCTAGCAGGGCACTTTGACTGCTGTGCACATTGCTTTTGAGTTTTTGATTCTCTTCATAAACTGCTTGAGCAATGCGAATAGCCTCTTCTTTTTCCCTGATCGCAGCTTCTTTAGCTCTGCGTTCGTCGTGATAGCCCTTCGTAAATTCACGAAGTTTGTTGCGGTCACGCTGGGAATATGCAGCCAGTTCCTCGTCGGTTGGCTCTTGTGGAGGGGTTTCCATGGGCTTTCGGCCACGGTCTTCATCCGGTGTGTCGTCAACGATCTCTATCTCAGGTTCGTCTACGACCTTCTCTTCAGGCTCAGGTTCTACAACCTTACTACCTAAACGAGACTGCTTTTCCTCGATTTCATCGGGAAACTCATATTCTGTCTTGTCTAATTCTGCCATGGTTGCTCCTTAGAAGGGGCGCTGAATACCGCGAGGATCTTGAACCACAGCTTCTACGCTATCGTCATTGATCAAACGCCACTCAGTACCATGAATCTTCATCCGTGTACCGCTGTTAGGGCGGGTAATGATGAAGTCGCCAACCTTGCAGGATGGGCCAGAAGGAAACCTTTTTTCGTCTTTAAACGCATCAGGCCCCATTTTTGCCACAAACAACACGGGAGAAAGAAGCTCCTCATGATGCATCATGGTAGCGGTTTTGTACAACAAACCGGATTCACCAAGCTCTTCTTCTGCTTTCGGAAGCATACAGAGGAGATGGTATGTGGCTGGATCGGGCACTTGTTTTGCCTTTTCCTCTGATGATTTGTTAAGTACACCAGCTAAATCCACTGCACTGACATCGAATTCAGTCATCTTCATATCTTTCAAGTTTTCGAACAAGGTCATTGATTAAAGACTGTGCGTACAGTAGACCTCGAATTTGCCCGCACATCTCTCGATAGGCGGGGTAATCTTGCGCTGCCCCACCTCCAAGACTTTCAAGAAGGTTTTTCTCCTTCTCTTGAAGATCAGTTAAAAGATATTTAAAACTCTGACCTTCATACATAGTTATGCTCCTCGTTTAAACAGGTCAACTTGAACCTTTTGGTTGTGTTGTTTTTCCTGCGCTTGGATACGAGCCATGTCGAGTTGAGCCTGCGTGTCGATCCGCTTGTTCTCAAGTTCGAGTTTGGCTTTTGCCATTTCAATATCGGCGGCAATTTTCTGCGCCTTGGTCTGCTCGGCCTGACCCTTAAGCTGGAGTTCAGCTTGTTGCATCTGGATGAGCGGATCTTGTGCTTGCTGCTGGGCTTGCTGTTGTTGCTGTTGAGCTTGGTTAAGCTGGAGTAACTGGGCGGAGCCTTGGGCAACCAGACGGGACAATTGAACTTCCACGTCTTCTGGTAGTTTGGCATCTGGAGCGGGGAGAGGAACTCCGACCTGCTCTTCGACTTTCTTGCGGTACAAGAACGCCAAGTGTTCTGCTATGTGAGCCATCGCTGACGCTTGAATCTTCTGTGCCATTGGGTTTTGACCAATCTGAGCGGCAATCATTGGATCCTGCATGAAGGATGTATGCGCTGCAATGTGCGCCTCATGATCCTGATAAATGAATGCTTTGGTTGGCTTTCCGTTGAGGAATGCCATGTTCTCACTGATCGGATCTTTAGGTGTCTGATCTTCTGCGCCGGGGATCAGTTTGTCTGCGTTCTTGATACCCAGAACCTCAATCATCTGGCGGTGCAGCAATGGCAGATCATAGATCTGCGGAGCACCCTGAGCCAACTGGATCACAGCCTGATACTGCATGATCCTTTGGGCCATTGTGGAACTGTTGGGATCAGATACAGGAATGACTTCAACTAGGTCGTAGTCAGACTGCTTAACTTGGCGGTCGTTGCCTTGTGGATCGTACTCATACTCGGCAGGCGAGTAGTCTCTGATGATGCTCTTGAGGAGTTTAAACTCCTGCTTCATCGAGTAATGGACACGGGCTTGTACTGCGCCCATGGTCTTCAAGGTTCTTTCTAACAAGGCCAGAGTTGTACCGACTGGCGCGTTAGCGCTCATGTCAGAGATCTTCATGTCAGAGATAGAACCTAGACGGCGGCCTTCTTCTGTGATGCGATCTAACAAAGTTAACAAAGTGCCGCTTGGCTCTTTGTAAGGCAGCGTCATGATGTTATCTTTGATGACACCACTTGGGACATCTACGTCCCTGAACTCACCCGGTTGGATGGGTGTATCGTCACCCTTGATGCGAGCGCCACGGGCTTTCAAACCTCCGGGGAGGTTGGCCAGAGTACCTGCGTCTACCAACTGACGGATCAAAGATGTGCCTGCACGGGCGTAGCCACCGATGATGTGGATCAAACCCATGCCGTAGAAACCAAAGCCGGGGATATAGCAGTAATCTACGAAATGCTGACGTTTGGCTTTCTTGCCGTCGTTCTCTATCCAGTTACGTCGGATAGCCAGAACCTTATTAGTGCCGCGATCAATTGTGATGACATAAGGCAGGCCAATACCTGTTTGCTCTCCCTCAGAGTCTTCATCTTCAAACCCTTCTAAGTCCCAGTAAACATGGACTTCCAAGAGTTGGAATCTATCGTCATCAGTCGCTTTGTAGCCTTGCTGGTCAGCTTTTTTCTTTTCAATATCAGATAGGTACTGAACAGGCTCGCCAAGGTCAATGTCTCTGTAGAAACCGCTGACTTGTAGGCGGCGCATTTCATTCTTGGTCTTACGCATCACATGAGTAACACGTTCTGCGTTCTGAAGATTAGAAGCTCCATACGGAACAATCATGTCTTCGGCAGGGATAAAGACTGCGACCTGACGCTCAAGGGCTGGGTCGTAGTAGACCTTCTTAAATGCCGCGCCAGCCAGACCTAAGGAGTACAACATGCGCTCATGCTCTGGGCGGTACTCAGGCATTTCCTCGGTCAGCTTAAAGTTCATGTCAGCCTGAACTCGGTCGG